ATATTTCTTTTACCGATTGATGACATAAACGGTGTTTGCATTGGAGAAATGTTGTAAATAATATTACTTAAATCTTCTCTGTCAGCAGTAGCTGTATATGTATCAAAGGCATTTGTTACTTTAGCCATTTTTTATCCTTTAAATTAATTGTTCAAATACTTTAGCCGCATCTGAGGTTTTCCCAGTTTTGGCCAACCTTTGTTTTGCTTTCTTCACAGGTGTTGTCGTTTTTGGTCGGTTAGTCGTACCAGGTCTAGCAACTCTTGCTGGTGCTTTTTGTGTTGGTTTTTTCTTTGTGGCTTCAACTGTTTTAGAGTTTAACCAAGCATTTCTTAAACCAAGCAAAGCACGATAATCATAAACCTGTTGAATTTCCTCAGGTGTATAACCTAAAGTATTCACGGCATATTCGCTAATAGCCAACTTTTCTTTTGTGGCGACCTCAGGGTTTTGCCACTCAGGGATTATTTCTAAAAGCTTTTGATTACCGTATTCAACAAATTGTGCAATCTGTTGTTGCTGTTGAGCAAAAGCTTCTTGTTGAAGTCTTTGCTGTTCAGCACTTACTGCATTTAGCTTTTCTTTCTTTTCATCCCAAAGTTGTTTTTCGCGAACATAACCAACAGGATCATCTTCATACAAAGCGTTCCAATCTGGTTCGTTAGCCAGTTCGCCCTTTAATTGGGCTTCCATCTTCGGTAACAACTGCGAATAAATCGCATCTCTTTGCGCTAACTCTGCTTGCTGCTGCTCAATAGTCTTACGCTGTTGAGAGAGTTCTTGTGTCTTGCGCGTATAATCTTGCTGACGAGAATAGCCGTTGATGAGTTCCTCTTGCGTCACCTCAACTTCTTGACCATCTACTTTTACAGTAAATGTTTGAGGTTGCTGAGCTTCCTCTTCAACATCGGTTTGTTCTTCATCTTGTTCGTCCTCTTCGTCAAACTCTTCATCATCTTCTACATCTTCAAGATCTTCAGGTGTTTCAAGTTCTTCTTCAAGGACTTCTTCTTCAACTACTTCTTCTGTTTCTGTGACTGCATCCTCAACCTTATCCTCTTCAGGGGTTAAGAAACTTTCAAACATAGAAGTAGCAACTTCATTATCAGTTTGTAAAGCAGTCGGTTTTCCGTTATTGCTCATATAAATACTCCTTAATTGTATTTAAGAGTATTTTATATCAATAATGTGGGAAAAGGGAAGTTTTAACCGATTTTTCTAATCTTGTTTATATTAGCTTTTGTTAGCTTGCCTTTTTCTGCAATGATACGCAGATGTCTTTCAACTTCTGGTAATAACAGTAATGATCTGTGGATATCTTCTCTTGCAGTAACATCTGCAATCTCCCGTGAGTTTAACCAATGTGTTATGTATTCGTTTTTAAGATTTTCTATAGCTTCTTTAAAAACATCACTATTTAGTATTTGTTCAGCTTGTGCAGCTTTAACTACTTCTTCGTGTGATACCGACATTAAATTAATCCCATAGGTAATTGATCTACAGAAAATCTACCGCCTGTTGGTAATTGTAAACCTAAGTCAGGAACAACAGGTGCTTGTGGAAGAGAGGGTAACCCCATACCGCCCATAGGAGGTGCTATTGGTGTTATATCCATTGGATTACTTGTTATGCCACTTATGCCACCAAAATCTATTGTCCCTACAGGTAATCCTGATACTGGTTGTGGTTCTGGAAGGACATTTGTAGTTCCTCCAGCTATATCGATAGGATTAACAGGAATAGGAGCAACATCAAAACCAGGCAAAGGGCGAGGACCACTTATAAAATCATCGTCTACAGGTGGTTGTCCGCCACCAAAAGGCTGTTTTACAGGTATTGGTCCACCAGGTCGTACTACTGGACCTCCAACATCGACTGGTGGTTTTGGCATACCATCTCCTACTTGTGCATCGCTTGGACCTTTTGTACCGCCTGTTCCTTCACCTAATCCTCCTAATAGATTAGTTAAAAAGTCAACAAAAGCGCCAGATGGTGGTGTGCCACCAAATATATTTCTAAGAGGCGGAGGTGGTGTTGGTATTGTTACACCGCCGATACCACCAAAAAATCCAGGGTCATCTGGTGGAGGTGGAGTTGTAGGCGGGGTTGGAGGTGGCACAACTGGTGTTGTACCAACAGGTGTATTTAGTTGTTCTTGTGTGTAACCCATTGGTTGATCTGGTGAATAACTTACGCCTGGTGCAATAACTTGTGACATTGGTATGCCGCCTGCTATAGAACGTGCGTAATTAAAACCAGAGCTATATGTTGGATCTGAAAAAGGTATTGTATAGCTGCCAAACTCATCTGGACCTAATGTAGGACCTTGTGTTGGATCAGTATATCCTGGTGGCATATAACCTGGTGTAGGTCTAAAACCTGGAATAGGTCTAAACCCTGGAGGTGGTGTAAAACCTGGGCCAGGTCTAAAGCTTGGAGGTAAACGATCTCCGAAGTCAAAACTGAAATCACCAGTCATATCTGGTGGTGATACTTCTTGTAGAGTTCTTAAGAACTCATCATTATACATATTGCTTGTTTTTGGAAATCCTACTGCCATATTTAACCTGTAATTAATTTGTCCATCTTTGCGTCTAGTTTATCTAAACGATCTATAACTCTATCTATGCTTATTGCAAATTCTTCTTTAGTAACATAGTTTCTAGCTACTTCTTCTCGAGTCTTATTGAGTAGTATATCAACTCTTTTTAATTCTGTCGCGTTTGTTCTTATACCATGTATTATAGGTGCAATTACCAAAGTAATAACAATATTCCAATACATTAATGGGTCCATTAGTAACTCCAAATATGTGGTCTTGGTCGACCTTGTGAGTCTTTAGATATATCTAAGTGTATAAACCTAGCATTACCTTTTTGATTTACACCAATACCAGTAAAACCATAATCTGTTGCTTTAGATATAATTTCTAATGCTTGTTTACCTCTAACACCTATATCTGCTGCTAAACCTAACGCGTGTGTACCTGGTTTTGTTTTGTTTTTTTCTACAGGATGATCTGCACATCTAAAACCACTTGTTATCTTAAATGGAAAACCGCAATCAGTTCTGAGTGCTTGTAGCTTATCTATAAGCTCATGTTCTATTTTGTTTTCGCCACAATGCTTACAAGCAAACTCTTCTAGTTTAAAGTTATCCCAACTCATTTCCTTGCAACTCCTTTAGTCTTTTCAAATGTTCGTAAACCACCAAGTCCTAACATACCCATTAATACAGTCATTAACGATCCCATGTCAAAGGATGGTAATACAAAAGATACTCCAGCTGCGGATAATGCAAAGACGATGATAGGCTGGAGCAAAAAATGATAAAGCATAGCAATAGAACAAGTCCAGCCCACAAACGGCCGCCATCCGCTAACAAATATAGATTTATGACCAGCTTCAATTTTATTAATCTCAATCTGAGCCATATTCGCTTTATGTAGTTCGGTTTTAAGTTCATGGTTTAGTTTTGCTTGTAAGTCCTTATCAGGAACTAGCTTACTAACTATATCGCTTACTGGACCTATCAGTTTGTCAATCATTTTTTAGTTTTCTTTACTTTTTTCTTTTTAGGTGGTCTACCTACTTTGCTTCCGTATGTTCCTTTTCCTCTTGGCATAATGTTTACTCCTGTATTGTATATATCGACAGTTTCTGGCTTTTGCCTTTAACACTTATCGGTTTCAATAATTTTAACTCAAATTTACAATTTATGGCAGTAGAATAACCAATCAATATATCTTTTCCTACTTCTTTAGTAGCTGATTCTAGTCTTGCTGCTGTATTTACGCAGTCTCCTATAGCAGAATAATCAAACCTTGTATCACTACCCATGTTACCAATAACAGCTGTGCCAGTATTTATACCTATGCCAATATCAATGCCTAAGTTTGCTTTCTTCATGTTTTCTTTTATTTCTATAGCAGTTTCAACTGCCTTACTTCTATGATCATCTAAATCTATTGGTGCATTAAATATAGCCATCATTGCATCACCAATATATTTGTCTACCATACCGCCATGTTTTTGTACTGCATCTGATTGTATGGTCAAAGCTTTGTTCATAATCTTGGTTACTTCTTCTGGTGCTAGTTTTTCTGACAAAGATGTAAAACCTCTGACATCTGTAAATAAAAATGTAGCTTCTTTTTTTTCACCGCCAAGTTTTAATAACTCAGGATTATCTTGTAATCGTTTTATTTGTCTTGGATCTAAATAATGTTCAAACTGTTTTTTGATTTGTTGACGCAATTTATATTGCTTTTTGTAGTTTACATAGAAGGCAACAGTAGAAGTTATGATTTGTGAGATAAAAGTCCATGAAAAATCCAACAAAATGCCCTTCTGAACGCTAAAAACTCCTGAGAAGCCCGTGGTGAAGAGCAAAATTACAGCAATACTTAGACCCTTAACTACACCGAGATAATTGATTGTGAGCCATGTCAGCGACACAAAAATTCCAAAAATCAAAATTTCGGCCGCTAATGACCAATCTGGAATCCTTGGAGAGTTTTCTATCAAGATTGACTCAGATAATGCAGCTTGAATCTTATGTGGTTCTAATAATCCAGTCGGTGTTGCAACTTGTGGCATGATTCCTGGTGCAGTTATCCCAACAAATACAAACTTATTAGCAACATCTAATTCCTGTAAATTAGTTTGCGGTGTATCTACCCAACTAATCCATTTACGACCAAGACTGTCTGTTTTGATTGGTGGCAATCCTCTGACAGATATTTCTTGTATACCAATGTCATTAGTTGTAATGATGTAAGTTTTTGCACCTACTAAACTTTTTAATACTTCTGTGCCAAAAGAACTAACATAACCGTCTGGTGTTTTAAGTAGTAGTGGTATACGTCTGACTAGATTATCAAGATCGGTGGGTGCAGCAGATATACCTTCTTGTATATAGTTTCTTCTGAGGTTGTGAGTATTCTGTACCACACCCTTTGCTAGCATACCACCAACATCAGGACCTTTGATTACCGTGCCAACAGTTTTTGGGTATATTTGATTTGGGTATTCAAATGAAGCCAAAATAGATGTACCATAGGAAAGAGAGTCTGCAAAAAATTCATCGCCTCCAAATCTATCTGGATGTGAAAAACTAACAACCCAACCTACACCTAACGCACCAGCATCTATAATTTGTTTATGTATTTCACCTAGTCTTTGTCTTGGTATTGGCCAACCGCCTTCTGCATCAATATCTTCTTCAGTTATATTTAGAATAGTAAAGTAACCAGATGGTTGTTGTTCAGGTACAAGATAATCAAAGACTTTTAGTTTCAGTATTTCTGTAGGCGTGCTTTGAAATACTAAGGGCAATCCTAGTATTACAAGTATTGTGAATAGTAAACGCTTCATTAATTACTTTGAGTGATTTTAATTGTGCTGCTAGAACCACCATTAATCTTTACAATATTTGATGTTCCATCTTGTATAAAGATAACAGTATAACTACCAGCAGAATCTATATCTACTCTAGCAGTATCGCTAACACTACGCATAAGAGTTAATACTTCGCCTGTTATAAAAGATGTTATTTGTGTTTGTAAATCTTGTCCTAGCTTTGTACCAACTATGTTTGTAGATGTGGCATCTTGTGCTAACTGATCTTCTTGTTTAATTTCTTGTAGTGCGTCTATAACATCTAGTAAATCTTCTAGGAAGTTTACATCAAGATAATTTATATCTAACTCTGTAAACTCTAGTTCTTTTTCTGAATCTAAAAAATCTTCTTCTAAGTAATCTATGTCTAAGTCATTGAAATCCAGTATATTTTTCTTTTGTGTTTGTACATTTTCTTCTATAACTACTTCTTCTTTTGGTGGATTAACAATTAGCATATTGTCTATAAGATCTAAGGTCAGGTCTAAGATTACAGGCGGTGTGGGTGACTTTTCAAATACATCTACTGTTGTAGCTTCATAGGGTTTGTTAAGTGTAACTGTTCCCATGGCTGTAGTAACCACTATCTCACCACTAGATAAACCATTGATATCAGGTAATAAAATTAACAAACTACGACCTATTTCATCTACAGTAACTGTAAAGTCTGTTCCTCTGATTGCTATGTTTGCCGTAGGAGTTTTTAGATCTATATTGTTTTTATCTATCTTGTTTAAACCACCAGTAATAAACCTGGCTGTACCCAAACCAAAGGTAATAGCCATTTTAGATTTACTAGGGTTAGGGTCAAAGATATATTCGTCTATGGTAAGTTGCGAATGTTCGGTTAGTTTTACTTGTGAGTCGTCTAAAAACCTAATAGCCATACGACCATCAGTCGTTACAGCTTCATCGTTTTGTTGAATATTAAATGCTAGTTCAGCACTATATGGTTTATCTCTTACAACACTAGCTTCGCCAGTTAATTCAGATATGTTTCCTACATCAACAGCTGGTGCTTGTTCCGCCGTCGTTCTGAGTGACACAAATTGTACCGTTAGAACCACTAGAAGTAATTTGCAACCAGTCAGAAACCAATGTTGATGATTGTATGATGTTGAATGTTCTACTGCTTCCTGTGTGGTCAAGATAGAAATATCCGTCTGCATATCCGCTTCCTGTAAAGTTTACTGTATTGCTATCTCCATCTACATCAACATAGTTAGTAGCACCATCATAGTTTATATCAAAATCAAATGTGTTGCTGTCACCGTTAATAATCCAATCTAAGTCTAATGTGCCAGCTAGTGCGCTTGTGCCTGTATCTAATGTAAAGGTATTAGAACTACCAGTTACATCTACATTATAGTCTGAGCTATCAATACCGTAAGTATCTGTTGGATCACCTTGTATAGTAAAAGTATTATTATCTCCGTCAAACTCAAAAAAACCTGTAATATTATCGCCAAGAATATCACCTAAGAATTTATTACTATTACCTATTTGGTTTATATCTAGTGTTAAATTTAGGCCGTCTAAGTCTAATGCTGTAAGCGTTCCTGCAACAGAATTAAGTCCACCAATAATGTTTGAATTACCTAATTGTTCTAAA